TCAAAGATTCCCGAGAGCTTTTTCATAAAATGTAACAGCATTTTTTGCATTCTCTTTTGAGAGGTGGCTATAGATGTCCATGGTCATTGATATTCTAGAATGACCAAGACGATGCTGGAGTTCCTTGTAGGGTATTCCGGAGTTAAGCAGCAAACTAGCGTGCGTGTGGCGGAAACCGTGAAAGCCGATGTTAGGCAGTCCGATATTCCTCAGGCGTGTGGTCAACCTGTTCCCTAGGGTCTTATCCTCAGGATAGTCATGGATAAAGTCGGAAAATACTACCGTTTCAGAACGTCCGAGGGTCCAAGCCTCTTGTATCTGTCGCCGTCTGTATTCTTTCAGCATGGCTACCGTCTGCCCGTCGATGTTTATATCGCGTATGCTGGCATTTGACTTGGGGGAGTTGATTGATCCATAGCGGTTTAGTGTTTTTGTGATGCTGACCGTGGCGTTGTTCAAGTCAATATCTGACCAGTGCAGTGCCAGCACCTCATTGATACGGCAACCAGTGGCCAGCAAGAACTTGTATAGGGTGGCTTCATACAGATTTCTGTAATTGGTTAAGTCTAAGCCGTCCAAGTAGCCAAGAAACTGTTTAAGCTGCTCGTCGTTGAAATGTTTTACCTTCTTCCGAGTGGCTTTTTTTGCGTTCCTGGGCAATATGACTTCCCGAGCTGGATTGTATGGCAGAACTTGCATAACAACACCGTATTGCAATATACGTTTGTTCAGCGCGTGGATTTTGTCATAGTGCAGATAGGCACCAGCTTCCCCTGTATTTGCTTTGTCTGCTAATTTGATGACGATGCTTTGGAGGAGTGGGGTCGTCAGTTTATCGAGCTTATAGGCTCCGAATAGTGGAATGACGTGCCTATTTAACAGTGCTTTGACATTCCCACGGGTATTTGGCTTTACTGTGTGCTTATAGCTATTCCACCACAATTCTGCCAACTCTTTATAACTGGTTGTGGTGGCACTTTGGTAGCGTGTTGCTCCGTCTGTTTTAAAAGTTGCAATAGCTTGCTGAGTTTTGTTCTTAACCTCCTTCTTGGTCCTGCCCGTGACATTAGTCTTGACTTTCTTACCAGTGATGGCATCTATTCCTAGATAAACACTGGCACGGTAGACAATGCTACCATCTTTCTTTTTTACCTCAGTTATTTTCATGATCATAAACCTTTCCATCAGCAGGCAAGCTGTTATTAAAAGGGTTTTAGAATGTTTTAGGTTTATATCATGCGCAGAGCTACGAGAACAGCCCTATTTTCGTTTGTTTGGAGTTAGCAGGGTAAATATACCAGTCACAAGCTAAAAGCGAGTATAGGCGATTTTGGAGCGTTTGACAGGGTTGCAAAAGATAACATTTTAGAGTTAAACACGCGCCGAATGCTAACAAATGCTAACATACAACTAATATAGAAGTTGAGGTTTATTGAGGTTGCTAAAATATCAAGCCTAACAAAACCTAACATTTTTTCAGCTCCTAACAAAACCTAACTTTTTTTTCGCTTCACACAGTCCATTAGAAAGCCCCTAGGCGCGTGGAATAGTTCAGTAGGGTAAATGTACCAGAGAAGTGTTTGAGCGTGGTAAGGGGGCTAGTTTTTCAACCGCTCAAGCATCAGAGCATGGTCTTTTTTTGCAAATTCAAAAACTTGCTTTGAAATACTCTTTTTGAATTTATTTATTATATCAGCATTAAAAAAGATGTTATATTGGGGCCGTTCAATCTTTTCTAATCCTTCAAAAGTTATCTTTTCTAAATAATCATCAATGATTATATAGTCTATTTCTAATAATGTACTATACTTAAGTTGTATTTTATCTAAGTCTTCTTCGGTTTCAAAATCATTAAAGATAATTTCTAAATTTGTAAAAGATGATAGAGTGAAGCTATTGTTTACAGGGTCTTCATTTTCTATATAGTAGGTGGGGATGCTATTGATTTTATAGTATGATTCGGGAGAAATTTCAAACATTTTTTTATTAGTCAATAAATTATCGAGCGCAAAACTAATAAACCCAGATATATCGACATTAGGCAATAAAAAATCAGGAAAATACCCATACTTATTTATTATTGAGTCATTGACCTTTTGGGCTAATTCGTGTAGGTCTGTTTCTTCAAAATCATAAAACCATGAAACGTTTTTTAATTCACCAAGTATTCTATCAGTGTAGTCACCGTATAATAACTCACCAACTGACTTATTTTGTAAGTCAGCTATTTTTTTAAGATTTTCTTTATTCGGTAAATTCCTTCCTTTTTCCCAGTTATTGACTGTTCCCTTGGAAGTTTCAAAACGTTCCCCGAATTTCTCCATAGATTCACCCAATGAAAGGCGGATTTGTTTGATTCTTTCTCCTACTTGAACATTGTTATTCATAACGGAAACACCTCCTAACAACTACATAATAAACTTTTTTTTAAAAAAAGTAAAGAAAAGTATTGATTTATTTTTAGAAAGGTGTTATAGTCTAAGTATGCAAAAGTAAAGGAGGTGATTAAGTGACTAGAAAAAACAAGATTCGAGGTTATCGGAATATGTTGGGGTTGACACAGGAACAACTTGGCAAAAAGTTAGGGATGACAAAACAAAGTTATCACAATAAAGAAGTTGGTAAAAACTCTTTTAGTGATGATGAAAAGTTAAAGTTTAAACAGCTACTTCTACCATTGTTCCCTGATATTACACTAGAAGACATATTTTTTTAACCAAAAGTATGCAAAAGTAAAGAAAGGAGCAGGCAAGCAATGAGGAGGAACTACAGTAAAGTCATTGAAGAAATGCGAACCATTCACGGGCTGAACTTGGTTGCTATTGGTCAGCGTATCGGAACAGACCCCCGAACAGTTGGCAAGTGGGCAAAAGGAAAAAACAAACCTAACCAAGAGAGCCGAAAACGATTAAACAGACTTTATAGAGAGGTAAAGCAGGACATGACAACACAAAACACAATCGAACCATTTGAAGATTTTTACGACTGGTCAAAAATGAAAAAAAAGAAACCGACTACCGAGGTTATCGCTACTCAACAATTTGGAAATAAGTCATTTGAAATTTATGGAAACAAAGGTAACCCGCTTTTTATTGCCGTTGAAGTGGCTGAAATGATTGAAGTACAAAATACAACCGACTTACTAAAAAGGGTTGATGAAGATGAAAAGCTGACCTATGTAATATCTAGGGCAGGTCAAAAACGAGAAGTAAACATGTTAACTGAGTTTGGACTTTATGAAGTGCTATTCCAATCACGTAAACCAAAAGCCAAAGAATTTAAGAAAGTGGTCAAGAACATTCTGAAAGAAATCCGAACACAAGGCTACTACATGCAAGGCAAACTTATCGAGCCAACACACCCCACAATAAAAGCCCCTAGCACTTTGGCAGAGGCAGAGCAGAACTATATCAACGCTTTGGCGCAATCAATTATAGAGGCTGACAGCATGGACGAAAAGAAAGAACTTGCTGACAGGTTAACCAGTTTTATGCAGGAGGTGGTGAAATGAGCGGGAATAACAAGTTAGAAAATATTAATCAGAGCCAGCTACTCTATTATGGTTCTTTGGTTACACAGCTACCTAATATTATTTTGTCTTTGGATATGGTTTCTGATGACATTTCAGAACTTGAAAATATCCAACCACAAATTAAAGTAATGCTAGAGTTAGCTTTAACGAACCTATCAAAAATAAACACAGAGCATACAAAGTTTTTTAATGAACTGGAAGATATTTATAAAATTCAACAGCAAGAAAACGCACCCCAAGGCGCGTGAGAACAACAAAAAAGGCTTACCGAGACCAACCAGCAAAGCCTTTTAAGCACTAACTAAAACAAAATTAACAAGCAGGCAAGCTGTTATTAAAAGGGTTTTAGGAATATGGTATGGCTATATTATAGCACAAGTTCATTGAAAATTGAATAGGGTACGCATTTTTTTAAAAAAGTTTGGTTTAGGGGTTGACAATTATTGACGACATGAATATAATTATTCTTGTCGACATGAAAGGAGTGATGAACTCAATGACCGACACACCCAAAAAAGTAGGACGCCCCAAAGGCGTGAACTCAAATACGGTAAAATTAACCGTTAGGATTAGCGAGGAATTGGACAGCAAACTAAACAAGTACGCTGAAGATAACAACTTGACTAAGCCCGAGACTTTGCGAAAAGCCTTTGAAAATCTTACAAAATAAAAAAATAGACCTGCTACACTCTCAACCGACCAAAGCGATAGTGTAACAAGTCCCCGACCTGAAAACAGGTACGTAAATACTATAACATGCGTACCCTTTTCAGTCAACCACACGACAAGGGTATTTGTCTTTTTTTGGCGTACCTTTGTCACTGACAAGGGTACTTTTTTTGTACCCAAAAATTAAAAAATGAGGTACATCACTATGACATCAACACGAGCAACAAAACAAGCACTTATTAAGCAATTAACACGATATAAAGCCGATACTAATATCAGTTTGAGAAATTTATCTGATGAAATAGGCTACCCAATTGCAACCATTCAAGCATGGCTAAGTAAAAAATACTTACCGACAGAAGAGAATTTGGATAATATCAAGATTTTTCTAGCAAGTAAGAATTATATCGCACAAAAAAGCCGAATGAGTGACAAAACGGCAAACAATCTCATTATGAACTTAAGGAGATTTAAAGAACAAAATGACCTAACAATTATTGAAATAGCTGAACAACTTGGCATTCCTGAATATAATGTCAGCGATTGGTTGAATGGTATTTCAAAGCCAGGCGCTTTGAGTGCTTATCGTATCATGCAACTATTGGACGGACAAACTGAACAGCCAACACTTTTCACAATGGATAAGGCTTTTTCTGACATCTTCCAGACGAGTGACAACCATGGTAATTTATTGAACCTGATTGAAGTGGATGGCGTGCCGTACACCACTAGCCGAATGATTGCAGAGAAATTTAATAAGCAACACAGGAATGTATTGCGTGATATGGATGAGATAAAAGCGGGGTTGCCCAGATTTGAGCAGACCCCCGAAAAGCCTTATTTTATCGAATCCAGCTACATCCATGAGCAAAACAAACAAGAATACCGTGAAATTCTGATAAACAAAAAAGGCTGTATCTTGTATTTGTTTAACATCCAAGGTTATCAAGAAGAAAAAATGCTATTTATTGAGAGTTTTGAGAAGATGGAGCAAGCTTTGAATGAAACACCAGCATCGGAACCGACACCGACACCGCAGATAGACGAATCGCCCGAACTTGCCTACATCAGAAGTAAGCTGACGGAAATCATGGCAGAAAGTGACTTACAGGCAATTTACAAGGATTTGAGCCAGCTCCAGACCTTTGTAACCATGGTCAAACCATGGCAAGCAACACCAAAAGAAGAGCTACCGCCGTCAAATTTAGGAATTAGGAAATAAAGACCGCAAACACGTATAGTAAAAACCAATTACAGAGAAAACGAGGTAAGAACTACATGAAACAGTATTTTGAACAGTTTGAAGAAAAGTTACAAGTCGCAGAAGAAAAATTGGACATTCTGAGCGAGTGGCATGTCGCCAAAGGTCACAAGGGAGCTACTGAAATCGCTGAAGAGTGTAGGACGGCTATTACAACACTCTGGATGGAGTTTTACAGGCTTTCAGAGGCTTATAAAGTGGCTGAGGCGGACCATGAAGAGTTTTATCAAGCGAATGTGGATTATTTATTAGGGGAATTAAGAAAACACGATAATATGATTTTAGAAAATGCGCTATCAATCGGGAAAGGGCGCCCCAACTATCTTTTATTTGATTATCTGGATAGAGAGCAACGGATTTTTGAAAATCCTGACAATTTAGCAACAGCGCCAACAGGGAATATTTGGCACTATATCCGCAGTCTAATTGTCAAAGACCAGAAAGAACGAGGTATTTTATAAAATGCAAGAAATGACAATAGAAACAGCGTTAACGCTTATCACAATACTAACACCGCTGAATATCTTTCTATGGCTACATCTAGGAACGTACCAGCTCCATAGCAAGCCCAAAACCAAGCCAGAGGGTAACAATACCAGACGGCTAACAAATGCGAACTACGGGGCTTATATTCAATTACAAGGCAGATATTACAATTAGGAGGATGGACATGACACAGGCAGAACTTGAACACATAACAGAGACTATTCTCAAACACACTACACCAGAAGAAATGCAGTGTTATCTTGATATGGACCACGATACTAAATTACTTTGGATAAAATACAAAATCGCTAGTCTGGAGGCACAGGCATGACAGAAAACAAGTTACCAGAACACTTACACAAAGTTTTCAAGCTCCTACCGCTTGGAATGGACTTGCCAATCACCGCCCCAGACATTGAGAAGCTGACAGGCTTGGACGTCCGAACCATAAGGGAACATATACGCCAGCTAATAGTTGACTACGGTATTCCCGTTTGCGGTGGACGAGATAACAAACAAGGGGGCTACTATATCCCCCAGAATGAAACTGAGCGACTTGCTGGAGTGCTACCGCTCCAACGTCAATACGACCAGGAACATAAGCGTATTCACGCGCTTTTGACTGCTGACTTAGAAGACTGGAGGAAGTATAGAGATGTTTAGCCTAAGCAGAGAGAGCGAGCAAGATCTAACTAATGGCTTGCTGGATATGGTTGGAAAGTACCTGGAGGCGCGTGAGAAAGTCAAACCAAGGTTAACGGGACTAATCACAGCCAAACAGGTTAAAGATGAACTAGGCGTAAAGGATAAGACCTTGAAACGTTGGGAAGATAATGGGCTAAGACGTTACCAGCCCCCGCTAGAAGACACTAGGAAAATCTTTTATAGGGTCAGTGATATTCTGAAATTTTTGGGGGTGGAAAATGGCAAGATATAGCATACATTCAGCAGACAGCAGTGGACACTATCACAATATCAAACTATACAAAGACCGTCGCCCGACTTTTGAACAGGTCAAAGAACAGCAAAGACTTAAAAAGCTGAAGAAGAAACGGAGGAAGTGACATGTATAGCCTAATTGAGATCACAACCAACAAGGAGAACATGAAGAAGTTATCTATCACAGAAACCCAAGCACTCAAGAAAGGGGATTTCTACAAGTTCTATTACTTTTTGCCATTTGATACCTATATGACTGGTTTCATCTATCAAGGGTTGATGGTAACAATCATCAAAGACTACCCCGAAGAGGTGGACGGTTGGGAGTTGGTCAGAGATAAAAAGATAGCTATGATAAGCAACGAGCTATTGGAGAAGATGGAGAAACTAGAACGGCACAACTTGGACAAAATGCGAGTGAACATTGATTATATCTATACGCCGATGCTAACGGAGTTACTGAAGTACGGTGTTAACTCACGGGCTGACGTGGCTTACTTGGTCAGAGAGCTTTATATCAACGGTATGGACATGATAGGAGCAATTGAAATCTTTGCCAATCTCACTCAACGTGGCGACCTAGCAAGCTATTTCTTACAAGTGGCAACATCATTCTTTGAGGGGGTGACTGTTTGAAACAATTAAAAGAGATTTTACAACTGAATTGGAATGAGGCGGAGTTTGGACAGTCTAAACTAAAAGCAGACTACAAGAGACAACTGTATAACATTGTGGCAGTTGATAGCTTGAATAATGCATGGTACAACGGAAAAACTGTATTCATTCCTGATAACAGGATCATGTACATCACCGAGCAGAATGGCACAACAAAAAAATACATATCCGCAACATTTGAGAAGAAGACCAAAGGAAAGGGCGACAACAAAAAGGAGTATATTCAAATCACTTACGACATGAATTTCTCACCCTTTGCTAAGTTGGTCACTGATTATCTGTTAGGGCGGTTCGTGTTCTATGGTGGTAAATTATACGACGTAAACAACAAGCAAGCTGTTCTAATGGATGAAATCACCATACAAAACCTATACGGATTTAAACGTGATGGGGAATATGTACTGGAAATCCTTTCAGGCATTGCCAGCAATATCAAAATTGAACCAGTACGAACGTTACAGCCTTACCAGATAGCAGGAAATGACTTTATTATTGACTTGAAAGAACACCGCTATTATAGGACTAACCCAAATGAAGAACAATCCTATTTTAAATTCTACCCAGTGGACTACAACACCGCCAAAGATGGACAGGCTATGGCTAACAAGTTTCTAAAGTATGTAATAGCTGATGAACTTTCATTACACAATGCGACTTTACAAACCTACTACATGGCCCAGGTTGCCAGCGGTTTACGATCAAAGACTAATTTTTTCATCTCAAAATCTGGAGTACGAACAGGAAAAGGATTGCGACATATTGCATTATCTGGACTATTCAACAAGATAGATGTGGAATTGGATAACCTTATTTCAAGGGGGTTCGATGCACTCAATGCGTGGGCTTTATTTTCTGGTGGTGAGATGGCTTTGGCAACCGAGCAAGGCGACATAGTAGGCGACAGGGTTGAAAGGGTGCTGAAGATTATCGCAACCGAAAAAACACACGTCGCCCGAAGCGTTGGAGGTAACCAAGGGCTTGTACAGTTGTCTAGCGTGTTATGTATTGATACTAACAGAAATGTATCGTTGTCTGATGAAATGAACGGGCGCAAAGTACTGATACAATACCAAGACAGACCAGAAGGCGAGACAGATACAGAGCGTGAAGCAATCTTTTCCGAATATTGGCAAGCATTCACGTACCCCGACAAGTCCCCAAAAATAGATGGCTGTATTGGTTTCTTGCTAACTAGCTTGGACTATTTCAAGGAACAGGAGAAAAAATTCGAGTGGAAATCTGTTGAAGTTTTTAATGATGTGGACTTGGATGATTTTCAAATGTTACTACTGAATGCACTAAGTTATCAAGAGCATTTGATCAGAACAGATAATTTGCCAGTAGAAGAGCTTTTCAGAAAAACCTACGGCACTAATGGCATCAAGGCAAAAAATGCACTGGAGACTATCGGGGTAGAGCCAAAGAGAAAAAAGGTAAATGGCAGATTGGTAACTGTTTACATCGTAAGCAATACTAAACGCTTTGAAAGTTTCATTCCTGAGGAAAAAAACAAAGAATTAAAGGTATTTGAAGACATTACCCATATTCTTTGAGGTAACAGGGGTGTACAGGGGTGGTACAGGGGTTTGAGCCAGACCCCTGAACCCTCACAAACCCAGTCGTATCAACCATCTAGCTATCATTATTTTACTAGGTTCAGGGGTACACAGGGGTATATATAGAGAGAGGAAAGAAAAAAAAGAAAAATGAGACATAAAACACATATATATTATTAGTTTTAAAACAAAAAAATGATAAAAGTATATAAGCAAACCCCTGATACCCCCTGTACCCGTGTACTAATCCAGTAAAATCAAGGGTTTAGCGGTATCAGGGGTCTGAGCATACCCCTGTAAAAGTATCAGGGGTCTGACTAAAAATGGAGGAAAAACATAAAAATTAAACTATTTTATCAATGCCATAACCAAACCATACAAGATTTTGAAAACCAGGTAAACGACTTTATGGCAGGCGTTGAAGTGGTTGACGTGAAATATACCGAAGCAACCGCAGGACATTTTGAGCAATTAGAAACAAATACAGGGCTGATGGTCCTATACAAATAACAGAAACGGAGAATAACAACATGACACTAAAAACTATTTCAGACACACCAAACACATTTGCATTTAACTACACATTCAAAGACTTTGACACCGCACAAGTTGCAGGTCACGCGCTTATAGGCTACATGACAGGAACATTTGAGCAACCAGCTATCGAAGTGCATTATAAGAGTGACAAAGTGGGCGGAGATTACAACCGTTTGGCGGTGGAATATGTGGCAGACACTGAACTTACTGAAACATTCAAGCGGATATGTGATGGATTTAAAGACTATTACAACAATCCTGAAGCAGAAACCGACGTTGAAGACCAGTACCGCCTGGAGCGCACGGAACAACTCAAACAGTCAGAGAACTTTGAAAGCTTGCTTGAAAGGGTGGTGGCTTATGAACTGGAGTTACTGGACTATGCGGAACGTTTGCTAAGTGATGACCCTATTCCGACAGATACGGAAATGGCTTATATGACACTAAACTTAATTGGCGGTAAAGGCGTAGGGCTATTCAAGTCACTGGACGAAGACAACGAATACAGCGGGCTTGCTTATTACAACGCTGAGGCAGAATAGCAGAGAGAGGCAACCGCCTCTTTTTGTGCTAAAATTAGAGAGGAATAACACGATAAAAAATAAAGGTGGTAGACCAACCAAAATGACACAAGGAACGGTAAAGAAATTAGAAGAGGCGTTTTTGAGAGGGCTAAGCGATGAAGAAGCTTGCTTATATGCGGATATCTCAAAGCCGACACTATACGATTATTGCAAGAAAAATCCACAGTTTTCTGACCGAAAAGAGCTACTGAAGCAACGACTGAAAACACGCGCAAAGTTGAACATATCTAACGCCATAGAGGATGGAGACGTGGCTATTTCCAAATGGTATTTAGAGCGGAAAGATGATGAATTTAAAACCAAGACAAAACTAGAACATGATGGCGATGTGTCTGTATCGCCTCACAATCCATTTGATGCTTTAACAGTGGAGGAATTACGGGCTTTGATTGCTGAAAATGAAGAATATCCGAACGGTATATAATCTTGAAAGTTAAATGAATGAAAATGATTAGTTTAGGCTAGGTTGGATAAGTAAAAATAGAGAGGTATTCGGTATTTTTGGCAGTCTAAAAGAGATAATGTTTAGACACGGTGGCGCGTGATTGAACAGAGAGCGAACAAAGAGAAAATACAAAAAAAGCCAGCACGCTTGTACTGACTGTGATGTAATTAACTCTAATAATATTATATCACACGGAGGTGCGTGGCGTGGATCTTAAACAACTAGTAAAAAGAAAACTAAAGGAGTTTCCCCGCTGGTGCAGGGTGGCAGTTCTGCATCAGGACATGATACAGGTAGATGAGAATAGGACCATAAAGCTGTTTGAGTTTGACCCCGAAGACTACAAGGGCAGGATACACGCCTGGCAACGTGAAGCACCAAACGAGGCTAACGAGATTTTGAAAGCTATCAATGCGGTAGCTAAACCAAGACATCGAGCCGTACTTATCATGAGTTATATATTGCCCGAAAAGATACAATCAGCAGAGCAGGCGCAACGACTTGCCATTAAGTCATCTACTTACTACTTGGCTAAGAATAAAGCCTTGGAAGAGTTTGCCAGTCAGTACCGTAGCGGTATACTAGAACGATATAGGGGCGGGCAGCCCTACCTACCCTACTGACCGCACTTCACGCTGTCATTGCGCAAATTTTTTCGCGGGAAATATGCTATTCTTCAATTTTGCCTATTTTGAGCAAATAGCTACCACGCGCCGCAGTCTATTTCGCCAAAATGGCAATTTTGAACGGATACAGTAAAACACAGTAGGAAACAGTAGAAGCATGGTATAATACACTTACCAGCAATCAAAAAAAGCGTAGCTGATCACTACGCTAGTTACTTGCCTGCTGAACTCATTATTTTTAGTCTATCATGCTATAAATGATAGGCTTTTTTTGTTCCCCTTTTTGTACACTTTCTAGGGAAATGTAACGCTGTATAAAGTTTACACTTTTTTTCAAAAATCCAGTAAAATCAACTAAAAAGGCGTGTAAAGCAACCAAATGCTAAAGCCAAGCATACCTTATCACAAAATGGTATAATGGAAGGTACAATGTTTGAAAGAGGAAGACGATGAAATTACAAGAGGGAGTAGATCTTCATTTTATTGATACAGATCAGTTTACGACAAATCGTATACGTATTCGCTTTGCAGCTGAAATGAGTGAGGCTACAGTTGCTGGTCGTGTGTTAGTTGCAAATATTTTTGAAATGGGTAACCAAGAATTTCAGACTGCTCAGGCTGTTCGGAGAAGATTGGCAGAATTGTATGGTGCTCAGTTCTCGACCTCAGTTTCGAAACGTGGTAGGGTGCACTGTGTAGATGTGACAATTTCATATATCAGTCCTCGTCACTTGCCAGAAAATGAGGATATTACAGTAGAGATTCTTGATTTTTTATACACGTGTATATTTAGACCACTGAAAAAGGGGCGAGGATTTGATAGCCAGATTTTCGAGGTTGAAAAAACGAATTTAATCAATTTTCTTCAGTCAGAGATAGAAGATAATTTTTATCATGCAGATGTTGAAATGAGTAAGCTTTTTTATAAAGATCCCTCTCTTCAAATTCCACGCGTCGGTAGGCTTGATTTGGTTGAAAAAGAAACAGCAGAATCAACCTTTCAGATTTATCGGAATATGTTGCGTATGGATAAAATTGATATATTTATCTTAGGGAAGGTTGACAGAGAACAAGTCAAAAGAAAACTTGAAGATTTTGGTTTTACTTATAGAAATCCAAAATTAGAGTTAGAATATCATCAGGAATACTCAAACATCACGCAAGAAAAAATCGAGCGTAAACAGGCAAGGCAGTCCATTTTGGAATTGGCATATCATTTACAAGTAGTTTACAACGATGTAAACTATCCGGCTTTGATGGTATTTAATGGTCTACTGGGTGCTTTCTCCCATTCGAAGTTATTTATGAATGTTCGTGAGAAAGAAAGTTTGGCCTATACAATTGGCAGTCAGGTTTCTATTTTTTCAGGAATGCTGAAGGTCTATGCTGGAATTAGCCGTGAAAATAGACTCAGGGTAATGAAGTTAATTAGTAAACAACTACTTGATTTAAAATGTGGTAAGTTTACAGAAGAAGAATTAGAGTTGACAAAAAACATGTTGATTCATTCAGCAACCTTGGCTCAAGATAGGCAGAATAATTTGATAGAACAAGTATATAATCAAGTTACCTTAGGAAATAGAAATTTAAGTTGGTTAGATTGGATTGAGGCTATCAAATCGGTATCAATAGACGATGTCATTCGAGTAGGACAGATGATTAATTTACAGGCTGTTTACTTTATGGAGGGGACAGAAGAATGA